TTTGGCAATTCATCCCGCCTTAAGCAACATGGTGATTCAGCCTTATGAAAAACCGCTTAGTGGTGATGAAGGCGAGGACGAATTACCAACGTCTGGTCTGTCAGTCATCCCTATTGCAGGTCCATTGGTACCAAGATCTGGTAATTTGCAAATGTGCCAGCAAATGACTGCATATGAGCAAGTTGCAGCGCAAATTGATTGCTCCTTGTCTGATCCAAATTGCACCCAAATTGTCTTTGATATTGACAGCCCAGGCGGCGCATCAACAGGGGCGTTTGAGCTTGCCAACAAAATCAGAGTAGCAGGTTCCGTCAAGCCTACAACTGCCATTGTGAATTTCAATGCAATGAGTGGTGCGTATTTGATTGCTGCAGCTTGCAATGAGATCAGTCTGTCTCAAACGGGTGGAGTTGGCTCCATTGGTGTGATCGCACAACACATGGATGTATCCAAAATGAATGAAACCATGGGACTCAAAATTACTGCAATTTATAGAGGCGATAAGAAAAACAATTTATCACCTAATGAGCCCTTGAGTGAATCCTCTCTTAACGAACTTGATCAAATGGTTGAAAAAACATATCAACAATTTGTAAGCACAGTCGCTCAGTTCAGATCATTACCATTAGAGCAAGTGATCAACACTCAGGCAGGTCTTTATTTTGGTCAAGATGCTATTGACGCTGGCTTGGCTGATCGTCTTGAGACGCCACAAGATGCGATTAACCGCATTGCGCTTCAAGCTGTACAAAACAACCGCACCAGAATGACTGAGGCCAGGCGAGCTCAAATATCCAGACAAAGTTTTATGTTACGTGCAAGAGCAATGAATTTATCAATTAATTTGTAAACCATCTGGGATGACTCTGGATTAACTGAGTCATTTCTGATTTTGCCTGGTGTTCTAATCTGCGCGTTCGTGCACAAGGCATTTGCGACCCATTCAAGTTTTGCTTGAGTGGGTTTTTTATTTTCCAACGGAGTCTATACCTATGACCACAAATATGAGTCTGCAAGCCTTGAAACGCGAACGCGCAGGGCTAAATGCCCGAGCGCAGGATTTGGCCGTAAAGGCACAAACAGAAATTCTCTCGCCAGAAGAGTCCGATGAATTCTCGAACCTTGAGACAAAATTTTCATCCATGACTGCTCAAATTGAAACCCTTGAACGGGCCGAGCGAATGGCCATGGCAGCATCTGTTCCAGTTGATACGGTTGAAGAGGGAAAACTTGCGCAACAACAGATCACGCAAATGGCCTCTAAAGTGATTGATACCACAAGACAAAACTATTTTGCACAACCCAAAGATCACGCAGCAGAGAAGACTCATCACATGAGCGTTTTCTCAGGAATTGTGGCCGCACTGAAGCACTCACCAGGCAATTTGGTTGCAGCAGCTGATTACGCCAAACGCACCATGTCACGCAACGGCGTGGGAGAAGGGGTTGCCATGGCACTCTCAAGCGTCAACGCATCTGGTGGAGCAGTCTTGATTCCTACTGTCTTGGCACAAACCGTAATAGAGCGCTTGATTCCAAACGCAGTGGTGCGCTCAATGGGGCCTTTGTCATTGCCACTAAATAATGGCAATTTGACCATGCCAAGGATTTCAGGCGGAGCAATTGCGGGTTACATCGGACGCGATAGTGACGCACCTGTGTCACAACAAACATTTGATGATGTGCAACTCGTTGCCAAAAAATTAGCCTGTTTGGTGCCTATTGGAAACGATTTGATTCGTTATGCCGGTATTGACGAGCGGGTGGATGCATTGATCGTAGAAGATACGGCACAGTCGATGGCCAATGCGGAGGACACAGCGTTCATTCGAGGCGATGGAACCAACAGCACACCTGTTGGACTTCGCAACTGGTGTTTACCTGCCAATATACTTGCTGCAACACCTATTGCCAGCTTGTCTGGACAGGCGTTGATTCAAGCCATTATGAACGATGCAGGTCGAATGGTGCTCGCACTTCGCCGGGCAAATGTTCGCCTTCGCAAGCCTGGATGGTTGATGCACCCAGATTCTGTGCAGTATTTAGGAGATTTGTTAACGACAACTGGTAACAAAGTGTTTCCAGAAGTTGCAGACGGCATGTTCCGCGGTTATCCAATTGGTATCACAACTGAAATCCCAACTAATTTAACCTCAAACGGTGCAACTGGTAATGGCAGTGAGGTCTACTTTGTAGATTTTGCTGAGATGGTGATTGGTGAATCCATGAACTTATCGGTTGCGATCTCAATGGATGCCACCTACACAGATCCAAGCACAGGCGCGCCTGTATCTGCTTTTCAGCGCGACTTAACGCTCATTCGTCTCATTACAGAAAACGACTTTGGTCCACGCCACGCAGAGGCGATTGCGGTGTTGGATGGTGTAACTTGGTATCGATAAGGAGATAAACCATGATGATTGATTTGAAATTTCTCAAAGCTTGGGGCGCATACAACGTTGGTGAGCTGGCTCGGTTCGCTGAAGATGTTGCCAAAACATTGATTGCAAAAGGCGTAGCCATTGAACATTCCGTTGAAAGCGCAGTGCTTGGTTCTTTGACCAGTAAAGGTGCATCAACCAATCAAACAAATCAGACGAATCAACAAAGTCAGGTTAATGCAAGTGCTTCAGCAACTACCACTCAATCAGATGTGCCTAAAACATCTGGCAAGTCAAACTAATATTCTGAAAGTCTGACTGTGCCTCAGTTTGTTGAGTTTTTATCTCAAGATGCCTTGCTAAGTGAGCCCGTGAGTGTGGAGGAAGTGAAGATCCAAGCTCGCATTGATCTGGACTTGACCGATGATGATTTGTTTATCCAAATGGTCATCATTCCAGGTGCTCGCCAGCAAGCTGAGATGAGAACTGGCTCAGTTATTCGCCCAGCAAGGTATCGCCAAGTGATGGATGGTTTTCCAAAATGGAGAGCCCCCATCTCACTTGCCAGCGGTAACGTCCAACGCATTGAGTCAGTGACTTATGCAGTGCCTCATGGGCAAGGTAGCAGGGAATATCTAGACCTCATGAGCACAGAATTAGTTGTCATTGACAAAGAGGCTGTGATAACGCTCATTAAAGGGAATCGGCCACATTGGCCTCACACGCAACAAGGACCTAGAGCAGTTGAAATCACCTACACGGCTGGAACAGAGTCAGATCTGTTTGCACTCAAATATCCAAGTGTGAAAGCTTGGGTATTGATGGCCTGTGCTTGGGGTTATGCCCAGCGCGAAATGTTTATGTTGCAAACGCGAGGCTCTGGTTATCAAGAGTTGCCCACTGAGTATATGAGTGCTCTATTAGAGCCGCTGAAATTGCCACCACGCTGGTAAATGCTCTGTGCATCTATAGGGAATTGAAGGTGATTGCAGCAGGCTTATATCGGCACCGCATCAATATTGAACGCCCCACCAGCGAATCTGACCCTTTGGGTCAATCACAAATTCGTTGGCGTTCAGTCCTTGTTGGTGTGAGTGCTTTAGTTGAAGATTTGAATGGCCGAGAGTTGCTTGCAGCTCAAGAAGTGCACAGCGCAGTTAATACAAGAATGCGGCTCAGATACAGAGCACAAATTGTGGCAGGTATGCGTGTGATATTTAGGGGGGCGGTCTACACCGTGGAAACAGTTATTAGGCCAGATGCACTTCTTTTGGAGTTGCACTTGATGTGTAGTGCGGGTTTGATTGAGTAAACACCAATTAATAAATAGGTAGTTGTAGAGTGGGCAATAACGTGTCGGAAATTTCAATCAAACGCGGTGATACGTTTAGTTTTGGAGCCGCCAATATTGCACTTGATCAAAACCAGAATTGGAGTGCTCGTGCACAAATCAGAGACCCCTTAGTTGGAGATTTACAGTCTGCCATTTGTGAGTTAGAAGTCACGTTGACTGCTTCGGTAGCGGGTAAAGGCTGGGACCTTTGGTTATATGCATCACAACAACAAACTGCAAAATGGCCAGTTGATAAAAACTACGGACGACCTAGAACACTGGTGTGTGATGTGCAGTTCACTCGATTGAGCAAGCCCCAAGTGGTGATTACGACCAATACCTTACAAATTTTGGTGTATCGAGATGTAACTCAAAATGAATGAACAAACCATTATGCTGAACTTGGTGGCTTGTGATGAAAATGGACGCGCATTAGTCCGCACACAAAATTCGGCTCAACTGGAGTTACAACAATTCTTTGAAGGAGCTACTGGAGAGACTGGTGCAGCCTACACGCCTACGGAATTTTCTGCTTTAGCAAGCAGTGATGGCTTGCAAGTGCTCATTTTGCCGTATCCCCCGATTTCAGATGCAATGCCAGGTACGCTTTTTATCAATGGGCCCATTGATAAAAAGCGTACCTGGCATTGCATCTGAAATCGGGG